TTCGATACTGGTAACGTTAGATACAAAGCTAGAGAGAGATATTCATTTGGATTCTCTGACCCTAGAGGTATCTTCGGATCTCCAGGAGCGTAATAAAAAGATTTATGTGGCGAGACTTGTCTCGCCACATATGATATAAAAGGTGTGAACATGAAAAATTTCCTAGTCAAAATATATGCGTATCATTACAAAATGGAGATAAAAATTACCTGTAATGAAGGTCCATTAGATATAGAAAATGCTATTATTGACAAATTGGGAAAAGGTGATATAAAATGGGAATATCTTGGAGAAATGTATGATCCAAGAAAAAAACGAATAACCTACGAGGAGGTTATTAATGGAGGAGATGATGCAACATCTACAGGACCTGTATCACAAAAAAAAGGGTCTGGATCTAGAGTGGGAGCAGGAACACCTTAAAGAGGGTAGATATACTCTCAATATGGTTAAGATTGACAGAAGAGTCAGAGAAGTAATTAGCCATATAAAACTTGCAGAAGCTAAAAAAGAGCATATGCAAAATAAAGTTGAAGGCGTTGCACCTGAAGTTTCTGTAGCTACTTAAAGCTACAATAAAATCAAAACAAAACCACAGCCCTCTTGCGCTCTGATTAAATCTAATATATAAATCTTATTACTATACAATTAATTAAGAACGTAAACGAGTATAGTCGACGGCCTAGAGATTACGTTCAAAAAACTAGGAGGATAAAAAATGTCAAATACTACATTTACAGGACCAGTAACATCTCTTAATGGATTTATTGGTGGACCAAATAAGAATGCAGGCGATACGCAACAAGGTGGAAAAAACACTTATTCAATTGGTGCGAACTCAACTGAAGTAACTGACGGTACAAAAACATTAAGCGCAGCAGGTAACGAAGGCGTTTTAATATATGTTGATAATGGTGCTGCTGGTGCAAAAGTATACGCTTTTTCAGATGGAACAAACTGGAAAAGAGTAGACACGCTTGCTAACATATCATAATTTTAATGGAGCCCTTCGGGGCTCCTAATTAGGAGAAAAAAATGGCAGGTGGCGGATCGTTTTCAAGTGATCAAAAATTTACAACACTAACAGCAGATGGTAGTTTTAAAACTATTACTGGTGGTGGTATAGATTTAGGACCATGTAGAGTAACTTACATTCAAGCTTTTGGTGCAAACAACTCTCTTGTTAAATTACATGATGGAACTTCAAATGCAGGTTCATTAGAATTTCAAGCTAAGTTTGGTACTGAAGGATTAGATGTTTTTGTTCCAGGAAGTGGAATAAGATTTAAGACAGGAGTTTTTTTAGATTTAACTAATACAGACTCTGTAACAATAGGATACACAGGATAATGAAAAGTGATGTAAAAGCAGTTCGAGCAACAGGAACTGGAGCAGTCTTTGGAGGACGAACAAGATTAAGAGGAATTATTTTATCCTCTAGTGGAGGTGCAGGATCTGTAACTTTACAAGACGGTAATTCAGTAACTCAATTCCAAGCTGATGTTCCAAACGGAGATGTTTTTTCTTATAACTTAGCAGAAGATGGAATTTTATTTGAAGGCGGCATGACTATATCAGCTCTTTCAAATGCAATTGTTACTGTTATAATAGATAAGTAGGAGAAAAATGGCTACGTCGGGTACTACAACATTCGATCTACCGATCGACGAAATTATAGAAGAAGCTTATGAAAGAACAGGCTTGCGTGGTAATAGAACTGGTTATCAATTAAAAAGTGCAAGACGTTCTTTAAATATTTTATTATCTGAATGGGGTAACAGAGGTGTACATCTTTGGAAAGTAAAACTAGCTTCAGTTCCATTAGTCAATGGTCAAGCAGAATATAATTTTGCAAACGATAATGCAAATTTTCCACAAGATATAAGTGATGTATTAGAGGCTTATGTTAGAGATGATACAACTGCAACAGCACCAGTTGATACTACATTAACAAAAATTGATAGATCAACTTATTCTGCATTACCAAATAAACTAGCAAAAGGTACACCATCACAATATTATGTTCAAAGAAGTGTTGCACCTAGTATATTTTTATATTTAACACCAAACTCTTCTTTCTCTGGTGCAAACTATAAATTAAAATTTTATTATGTAGCTAGAATACAAGATGCTGGTGCTTATACAAATGAAGCAGATGTTGTATACAGATTTTTACCATGTATGACTTCTGGTTTAGCATATTATTTAAGTTTAAAATATTCTCCTGAAACTGCTCAAGCAAATAAATTAATTTATGAAGATGAATTAGCTAGAGCATTAACAGAAGATGGACAAAGAACATCAGCGTTCATAACACCACAAACATTTTATGGAGATGGAGTATAATGGCTTTTTCTAGAGGTAAACATTCAAAAGCAATATCAGATAGATCTGGTATGGAGTTTCCATATTTAGAAATGGTAAAAGAATGGAATGGATCATTAGTTCATACATCTGAGTTTGAACCAAAGCAACCACAATTAGAACCAAAACCTAAAGGTGCAGATAATCAAGGTTTGTTAAATGCAAGACCTGCAAGAACAGAATTTCCAACATCAACTATATTAGGTGTTAATCCAATATCTACAAATGGAACAACTACAATAACTGTATTTGAACCAGATCATGGTAGATCAACAAATGATATAATTAGTTTTAATAATGTTCAAAGTGTAGGTGGAGTTGATGCAAAAACTTTTAATTTAGAAACAACTATTAATGGTGCTATCACAGCTAGTTCTACACAAATAACTTTAACAGACGCGACAGGATTCCCAGGTACAGGATTTGTTTATTTAGAAAAAGTAGAAAAATTACAAAACGCTGACACAGACCCATTAAAATTTCAAGAGTCTAGTTTAAGAATTGTTGGTGAAGTAATTAAATATACTACTAAAATTGGTAACGTAATATCTAACTTAACTAGAGCAACCTCAGCTCAATTTTTTGGAAAAACTCCTGCGAGCACAACAGCATTAGCTTTTGATTCAGGAACTAAAATATTTGGTGGACATACAATAACGGTTATAAATGAAAACAGACAAAATTTTGCAAACGCTACAGAAACTTTTAGTAATAAATATACCTTTACTATTCCATCTGCAGCATCTACAACTAGTAAAGGAGGAGGCTCACAGATCTTTGTAGGACCAGTGAGTAGCAGATCATAATGGCATACACTATAACAGATTTAAGAACTGATATTAGAAATTTTACAGAAGTAGATAGCACTGTTTTTAGTGATGCAATATTAAATAGATTAGTTCAAAATGCAGAAAATAAAATTTATAGAGCAGTAGATTCAGATGCCGATAGATTTTATGCAACTTCTACTACTACAAATGGAAATAGATATGTAACAATTCCATCTGATTTAAGAATTATTAGATATGTTCAAATAACTAATTCTACAGTAACACCAAATATTCATGAATTTTTAGAACAAAGAGATACAAGTTTTATGGCTGAATATTATAACACACCAGGAACAGCTTCAGGGGTGCCTAAATATTATGCAAACTGGGATGGTAATTTTTGGGTTTTAGCACCTACTCCTAATGCATCATATACAATAACTATGGCCTATATTAAACAACCAACTAGCTTAACAGATAGTTCTGTTGCTGCCACTGGCACTTATTTATCAAATAAATATCAAGATTTACTTTTATATGGTTCTCTTGTAGAAGCGTATGGATACTTGAAAGGTCCGATAGATATGTTACAATACTATCAAGGACAATACGACAAGTCTTTAGAAACGTATGCGATCGAACAACAAGGTCGTAGACGCCGAGGCGAATATGAAGATGGTGTTATTCGTACTCCTCTTAAATCACTTAACCCATCACAATAGGAGATAAAGTATGGCAAACATAGTACCTGATTCATTTAAAACTGGATTATTAAAAGGGACTTTTAATTTTGACACTGCAGGTAACAGCGGTAACGCTTTTAAACTTGCTTTATACACTAGCATCTCTTCTTACAGCGCGTCATCAACAACTTACTTAGCTGGCACAGGAAACGGTGAAGTTAGTTCTACAGGAACTGCTTATCCAGCTGGAGGTAAAGCGTTAACAAACAATGGAGTGGCAGTTTCATCAAACATCGCATTTATAGATTTTGCTGAATTAACTTTTAACTCCGTTACTTTGACTGCTGCAGGAGCTGCTATTTATAAAACAACTGGTGGCGGAAACGAACTAGTTATGGTGTTAGATTTTGGTGGAAACAAAACTGCTACGAATGGTGATTTTGTTGTTCAATTCCCAGCTAATAATTCTACAAGTGCGATACTAAGAATTGGTAACGCGTAATAGTAAGGAACACATAAATGGCTTTTGTATTAAATGACAGAGTTAAACAGACTAGTACAACTACTGGTACAGGAACATTTGATTTAACAGGAACCGAAGTAGGTTTTGAAACTTTTGTTACTGGTATTGGTAATGGTAATAATACGTTTTATGCAATATCAAGAGATGGTTCTTCTGAGTTTGAAGTCGGTATTGGAACAGTAACTGATGCAGCTACTGATACACTTTCAAGAGATACCGTTATCTCCTCTTCTAATTCAGATAACAAAGTAAATTTTGCTGCTGGAACTAAAACTGTATTTTGTACTTATCCTGCTAAACGAGCTCCGTCTGCAGCTATGACAGCCACAACTTATGTAACAACACACTCTTCTACAATTTCTGATGTTCAAACAATGGATTCAGGAGTTTTAGCAGGCCCAGTAACCGTATCAGGAACTGTAACAGTAACAGGTAATTTGGTAATTATATAATGAGTACAATAGAAGTAGATAAAATAATTCCACAGTCTGGCACTAACTTACAAGTTGGTGAATCTGGTGATAGTTTAACATTTCAAAATGATGTTATACCAAACTCTGCTTTAGTAAACGAACAAATTACAATTAATGGTGTTGCTGTAAACTTAGGTGGTTCAGCTACAATACCAACTGAAACACAACCAGTTATATCTAGTTTTACACCAACAGTTATAGATGCAGATGTAGGTGGCACAATAACTATTACAGGACAAAATTTTGCATCAATACCAAAAGTAGAATTACAAAGAGCAAATGGTGCTTTTCAATCTGCAACATCTGTTACATTTACAAGTGCAACAACAATAAGTTTTACAACTGGCACAGCTGGTTTAACAAATGGACAAAACGTTAGAATTTTAGTTACAAATCCAGATGGTAATGCAGCTAGAAGTGGTACAGATTTAGTTGTTTCTGATGGCCCTGTGTTTACAACAACAAGTTTACCTAACGGAGAATCAAACACAGCTTATTCACAAAACATAGATGTGACAGGAGATAGTGCTGTAACTATAAGTACATCTGTTGTATCAGGTGCACTACCTGCTGGCATAACTATTGGATCAACAACAAATCCAAGTGGCTCTACATATAGAGCAGTAATATCGGGAACAATGCCAACTATCTCAAGTCAAACTGTATATAGTTTTACTGTTAGAGCAACAGATGCTCAAGGTCAAACTACGGATCAAGCATTGTCAATTACGTCAACTGCTGGTATATCTAACGCTGGAGGATTCTGTTAATGGCATCAGCAAGTTTAAGTAGATCAATAAGTTCATCACCAACTAATCCAGATAAATTTACTGTTTCAATGTGGATAAAAAAATCAGGTCAAGATGCAGAACAAGTATTATTAGGTAGTTATGCTAGTGCTAATTTTAGAGGTAAATTACAATTTAAATCTGATAATAAATTAGAATACTATCAAGTAAATGATGGTAGTGCCTCTGCACAAGTAAGAACCACTAGAGTATTTAGAGATCTTAGTGCTTGGTATCATCTAGTTGTCCAGTTTGATACTTCACAAGGTACAGCATCAAATAGAATAAAAATATATGTTAATGGAACACAAGAAACAGCTTTTGATATATCAAGTTACCCTGCACAAAACTTAGACATAAGATTAAATCAAGCATCTCAAACTTTAAAAATTGGACAAGATGGAAATAGTGGTAATTATTTTGATGGCCAATTGGCTCACGTACATCTTACAGATGGACAAACATATGCACCAACAGTATTTGGTGAAACAGATGCAACAACTGGAATTTGGAAACCTAAAACTGATCCAGGGATATCACAAGCTAATTATGGTGATGATGGATTCTTTTTAAAATTTGATAACTCAGCAAACATGGGATTAGACTCTTCAGGTCAAGGAAATAATTTTACAACAAACGGTACAATTATTCAAAACAAAGACACTCCTAGTAATGTTTTTAATACTTTATCACCAATTGATATACCAACTAATTCAAGTGGTTCTAGTGGTACACTTCCAACTTTAT